GCGATGGAGGAAGGCGATACCAAAGCCCAGTCCGCGCTGAACTCGAAACTGATCGCACTCAACAGCAACAAGCAGGCCAAGCAGGCTGCAGCTGAAGCCTCCGTGTCAATCATCGAGGACCTGGGCGGTGACCCAGGCGCTGAGCTACCAGCGAACAAGCGCGCTGTGCAATTCATTCGGGACAATCAGACCTGGTGGTCTGACCCCGATCATGAAGACGCTGTTGTGTACGCCAGGAAGCTTGACAAGAAGCTCGTTGGAATGGGCTTCGATCCGAATAGCGATGCCTACTGGCTTCGCTTCAACCATAACTTTGACAAGAAGTTCGTCGACCTACGCGAGCCAGACCCGGACGATATCGATGTTGATCTCGAACTGGATCCTGGCAAAGGCAAGGGCCGCCGCACATCACATGTTGCTCCACCCGGCGGTGCCGGCGGGACGCGGCGTGCGAACAAGCGCGGCGACAACGGTCAAGGTGCAGGATCGAAGGTAGTGCTGACCGCTCGGCATAAGCAGAACATGGTTCAGTTCGGGCTAGACCCGGCTGACCCGGAACACTGCGCTAATTATGCGAAAGAGGTGGCAGCCACCCAGAAACGTGATGCAGAAAGGAGAGCGATGTGACCCCTGGCGAAGGCGAAAGCGTGTTTGATGTCGATGTCGATGCTGCTGAGGAATTTGATCCCAAGGTAGTCGAGACAGAGAAACCAGTAAGGACTCCCGCACAGATTGCGGCAGTTGAGAAAATGCAGAAAGGTCGACGCGATGCTCTCGAGCGCCGCAAGGCTGAGAAACCTGGCCAACGAAATGTTGGCGATCAGATGGTGCACGCCGCCGGATCCGGCCACGAGTCACCACATGATGAAAACACCGATCAAGCAGCGGCATCTGACTACACGGCCGATCTCGACAACGAGGTTACCGAGTGGGTCAGGCCGTCAGATCTGGAAGCTCCGCCGGCAAGGCCGGGCTATGTCCAGCGCTGGATTCGGATACGTCTTGGAAACGTCCGAGACACCGCTCGCCTAAGAAAGGCAATGCTTGAGGGATGGCGACCAGTCAAGGCTTCGGCCGCGGTTGGTCTTTCACTGCCGATCATCCAACATGACAGCCTGGGCGACGGCGACTACATCGGCGCAGAGGACTTGATCCTGATGGAAATGCCCGAACGTGTCGCTCAGCAACGTGCGCGCTTCTACAAGCGCAAGCAAGCTCGGCAAACTGGCGCGGTCGAACGGCAAGTCAAGGGAGTGCACAGCGATGACCACATTGGTTTCGGAGACATCCGATCGCGGTCGCATTCCAGGGTGAGAGTCGCCCAAGGTACAGCCAGAACAGTTGAGGCAGCCGACGACGACTTTTAATTTAACTAACCATCACGTGATAGCGGAGGGCTTATCCGAATGAACGTGGACAGACCAAATGGTCTGACAGCCAGAAGGCATGGAACGGGCGGTACACCAGGTAGGTTGACCGCCTATGCAATAGCCGACCAGTTGGCAAGTAACATCTTTTCCGGTGACCCGGTGAAGACGACTGGTCTCGGCAACGCGCTCAACGGCGTTGCCAACATTGATGTATGTGCAGCAGGCGACCGAGCAATCGGTATCTTTGCTGGCGTTAGGTACGTCGATGCAAACGGCGAACAGCAGTTCCGGCCTCGTTGGATTTCAGGTCAAGTAACACAACAGGACCCCCGCAGCCCAGTCGAGGCGCTGGTGTACGACGATCCCGATATGAGATTCGTGATCCAAGTATCCGGTGCAACGGGCCTGGTCGCGGCAGATGTAGGCCAGAAAATGGACTACCTGCTCGGCGCGGGGAATGCTTTCACAGGTCGTAGTGCTTACGAAGCCGATAAGTCAACCATCGGTGCCGCAGGTACGCTGAAGATTCTGGCACTCGCACACGGAATCAACAACGACTTCGGCGAGTTTGCTGACGCCCTGGTTCTCATAAACGAGCATGAGAACAGGTCCGAAGTGACTGCGATCTAAGGGAGACGCAACGACATGGCTATGAATCGCGCTGACTTTAGAAAGCAGCTACAGGAAGGGCTGAACACGGTGTTCGGCATGGAGTACGCACGCTACCCCGAAGAGTGGAAATATCTTTTCGCAATCGAACGGTCGGTCAAGGCCTTCGAGGAAGATGTTCTGCTCGCGGGCTTCGACGCAGCACCGGTCAAGCCTGAGGGTGAGGGTGTCGCGTACGACGAGGGGGCTGAGAGTTACGTTGCCCGATACACGCATGAGACGATCGCTTTGGCTTTCTCGATCACTGAGGAAGCGGAAGAGGACGGCTTGTACGGTTCGATCGGTAGCAAGTACGCTCGAGCGCTCGCTCGCTCACTGCAACAGACCAAAGAAGTTAAGGGTGCTGACATCCTGAATAACGGCTTCGACGCTACCTTCCCAGGTGGCGACGGCGTGCCGCTGTTCAGTGCATCACATCCGCAGTTCGGCGGTGGCGTCCAGGCTAACACCCTGGCAGTCGCAGCTGATCTGTCCGAGGCTTCGCTGGAGCAAGCAGCCATTGATATCTCTGAGTTTGATGACGACCGGGGCATCCCGATCGCTTGTCAGATCAAGAAGATGGCCGTGCCGACACAACTGCAATTCGTGGCAACGCGAATCCTGCAGTCGCCGTATCGGACGGGCACCGGAGATAACGACATCAATGCAATCAACACATTAGGAACCGTTCAGGACGGCTTCTGTGTAAATCACAGATTCACCGATCCAGATGCTTGGTTTCTTTTGACGGATTGCCCTGATGGGCTGAAACATTTTGTGCGGAAGAACGTACAGCGCGGCATCGAGGGCGACTTCGAGACCGGCAACCTGCGTTACAAGGCACGAGAGCGTTACAGCTACGGCTGGTCTGACTGGCGTGGAGCCTACGGTTCACCAGGAGGTGGCACCTAAGCAAGTAACCACGAGTAGGAAACGGTTCTCGGGGGGAATTGTCTCCCCGAGACCTTTAACAACACTGACGCGGCTGCGATACGCCGCTGCCCCTAAGGAGGGCTGTCATGAGTTCACATACAATTTCACATGCAGATAGATACCAGGCCGGCAACGCGGTTGCCTTCAACAAGCCTGAGGAATTTAAGAACAACCTGCGCGGGCTACCGATCTTGATGTTGGTAGTCGAATCATTCCCGGCGGTAGCAGCCGCTAACCCGGATGGCGTTGCCGAATCCCAGACTCCCGCTGCCGGCGGTCAGCAGGACCTGACGCTCGATGGTGCGTTTGTCACCGACGGCATTGCTGATCTGCCGCTGGTATCGGTGGTCTCGATCACATCATCGGGAGCCGATAATGGCAGGACCTTCACGGTTATTGGCAGCGATGCCAACGGGCGGCCCCAGGCTGAAGAGATCCCAGGCCCGAACGCGGGCACATCCCAGGGCGTCAAGTCATTCTCGAAGGTCTCGAGAATCTTTGTCGATGCCGACACTGCCGGCGCCATCACGGCCGGTCAGTCGATCGACCAGGTACGCGGACTCCGGACCAAGGCAGAGGACCTCAGAGAGTTCTTCATGGCTACCGAGGATGGCGTACCGGTGATCACGGGTACATTCGATGCTGGCAACATTACGGCGCAGACGGCGATCACAGCCGACCAGCGCGCCGATTACCAGCAGGTGACTGACACAGTGGCAGTCGAGGTCATGTACCTGGCGGACCTGACCAAGGAAGGTATAGGCGAGAATTACACCGACTCGAGTCAGCGCGTACCGTCAGCGATCTAATCTAGCGAATAGGAGGGCCACATCATGAGGCCAAGAGTATTAACAATCTCGCCCTACGCCGCTACTGATCCGAATGCCGTTTCGCTGTCACAAACGCCTGCTGCCGGAGGGCGGCAGGCATTAAATATAGACGGCTTCTTCGTCGTTCAAGGCGTGGCGACCATGGACTTTCGCCGGCAAGTGGTGATCACCTCGGCCGGTGACGACACCGGGCGCGTGTTCCTGGTCAAGGGTACCGACGAGAAGGGCAACGAGCGTGTGGAGGCGGTGGTCGGTGCGAATGCCGGCGTTGCATCCACGGTGCAGGCCTTCACGACGGTGACCTCGATCGAGGTCGACGACGATACCGCCGGAGCAATTGAGGTCGGCACACTGTCGATTATCTCGAGCAACTGGCTGCCGCTTGATTATCTGCGGACTGACTTCCAGGTAGCGCTGGGAATTGCCGTCGGTGGAGCGACAGCCGATCTCACGGTCGAACTGACCCTGTCCAACATTCTGGCGCGCCGGGGTAATGACCCGCAGCCACAGGTTGGCTCGTGGCTCGGCAGCGATTTCGACTTGCTGTTCCCGACGATCAACATCCACGATCATGACACCATGGTGAACGTGACCGCGGATGTGACAGGCAACCTGGCGTTCCCGGTGAGAGCGATTCGTCTGAAGTCGAACGCGGTCTTGACGGGTGACGATGTATCGCTCGAGGTTGTCCAGTCCTCGCACGGAGCGTAGGTCATGGGCCTTGGTGGTAGCGGACTCGAGGGGCTGACGAGTAACGGCGGCGGTGGGCTTACTGCAGGCGCACCAGTCGCCGGCCTGGGTACGTGGAGGTTTCGAACAGAGACCTCTGCGCCTCCGGCATCTGGGCAACTCAGGTTCAACAACGTCGACATCGAGTCGGCTACCCAGCTGTTCCTGCATGAGACCAATGCAGATGGCGCCGACATGGCGAACTTTCTCGACCAGCTGGGCGTCGGCACGTTTCTCTACATCCAGGACCGGTCGAACTCCGAAAACTTCATTGTCGTCCAGATCTCTTCGAACACCGACAGCGGGGTCTATCGCACCTTTGGCATTGACTTGGTTGAACTGCAGGGCGTCAAGCCTAGCCAGAATACCGAGACGTCGATCGTCGCGGTTGGTGATCCATCACCAGCAGTTTCATTC